CATGTAAATGTTGTACAACTTGTTGATATTAAAGAATTTAGAAGTTATCAAGAAGAACTCAAATATCTAGTCAGCGACTCCAGCAGAATCGGATACCTTTCTAAATTGTGTTCAAGTATTAAAGAGAGTGGAAATACCCTTATACTGGTAGATAGGTTAGATGCAGGCAAACAACTAGAGGCACAAATACCTGATAGTATTTTTATATCAGGCGAAGTTAAACTAGCAGAAAGAAAAGAAGAATATGATGAGATTAGAACCAGCACTAATAAAGTTATTATTGCAACATATGGCGTCGCGGCTGTTGGTCTTAATATTCCTAGGATCTTTAATTTGGTTCTGTTGGAACCTGGTAAGTCATTTGTACGAGTGATTCAAAGTATCGGCCGCGGAATTCGTAAAGCCGAAGACAAAGACTTTGTACAAATCTGGGACATCACATCAACTTGCAAGTATGCTAAACGTCACTTAACTGTGCGTAAAAAGTTTTATAAAGAAGCCAAGTATCCGTTTACGTTAGAAAAAGTTACTTGGGAATAATGGAGAAATATGTTAATACTAACACTAGATAATAAGACATTTGATTTATCAAAAATGCCAAATGAAGTAGAAGACGATATAAGATTTTCTGTATTAGATAATAATGATACAAGCAATCCTGATTTCTTTTTTATGCCTTTGATATTTTTAGAAAGTTTTAATAGTCCAGCAATGGTCATGCGAATAGGCAACACTGAAGTAATCATGCCCATTGATTGGAGTATCGCAGTAGCAGACAGTGAGTCAGGCAGTGAGATTGAAGTTATGCCATTGACCAGTTTGAATGATCGAGGTTTTGAGGCATTTTTGTTTAATCCGTTAAGTGGTTTTAGACACGAATACGGAAAAATAGAAATCGTCAATGTGTATAATGATGTTAAATGGTATTTTCCTAAAATGAAAAACAATCAGTTACTGTCAGTGCCGTTAACAGAAGGCAATAAACCTCTTTGTGCATTTTTTACTAAAGACATAAGTAGACAGTGCGAAATTATCGACGTATTTAAATTACTGTAATGCCAATTCCAGAATCAATTCGTATGGGCAACAATAACGATTGGTTATTTTATGATCGTCGAATAGGAACTCAGCACAAATATTCTTACCTACCTCGCAGGTGTTATTTGAGTGGAAAATGGTTGTTTCTAAAAAAATCTGTAGTGGTAACAGGCATGGTAATAACTGGTCCAGATGCTGTGCTAGATTTTCAATACTTTTGGTGCGATCCAAGAGAATTTTTCTTAAATGAGATTAAAGGAAGATAATGGGAAATTTAAAACCAGGCGCTACTTATGTCTACGAACGGGCCAACGGAGAAGTATATGCTAGAGAATCTGGAGCAGATCCCAGTACTCGTAAACTAGTAGGCTACGAATATGACCCTATAAGCGGACATCCAATTGATTATGACAAACGTACATGGGACGGCAGACCGTTGATTGATCATATCCGAGATGACAAACTGTGGGGAGAAATTCGGCGAGAAGCACGTACCAATGTGACTTTACAAAGAGTCTTGGATCGTGCTATAATGATATATCGTTTAAGTAAGGATAAACCAGAATGAGTGAAAAATTAACCATTGCAGATGAAACTGGTGCCATCGATTATCGTGCAAAAGACTTGTGGGATACGCTGACAGAAGAACAAAGAAAGCAGATAAGTTTTTATTTGCTGTTGAGATATGCCTCAGATGTAAGAACTTCAGACGTGAACTTACAAGGCCAGGCTATTATAAAAACCAATCAATATTATAACAAAAACTTTTTTGCGTTGAGCAAACACCCTAAACTATTGTGGTACTTGGTATGTATGACTGGCAATGGTGAGAAAGATTACTTTCACGAATACATTAAATTTAAACCCAAAGGCGGCGATAGTAAAACTCACAAGGTACTAGAAACAATGTATCCTAATATGAAACAAGATGAACTTGAATTGTTGGCTATGATGACTACTAAATCAGATATAAAAGAGTATGCCAAAAATCTTGGCATGGATGATAATGCAATTAAGAAACTTGTATGAACTTAGACGTGTTCCAGAAGAAAAAAGGAATCTCAATTAAATTGACTTCCGTAGAAAAACCATTTAGTTGTCGGCATTGCAGTGCAGGGTTCGTGAAAGAAAGTACCCTAGCCGTGCATATGTGTGAACAAAAACGTAGGTTTCTAGCAAAAGATGAAAAACATGTGTTACTAGGCTATCAAACATATGTGAGATTTTTTCAGTTAACACAAAAATCAAAAAACATCAAGACCTATGACGAATTTGCAAAAAGCCCTTACTATAATGCATTTGTTAAATTTGGAAGTTTCCTCAGCAACGTAAATCCTTTGTATCCAGACAGATACATTGACTTTGTTGTGACCAGCGGAGTTAAATTAGACCACTGGTGTAGGGAAGATCTCTACTATAAATATGTCTTGGATTTAATTAAAAAAGAACCTGCAGAAGTTGCTATACAACGCAGTCTTCAAACTATGATGGACTGGGCAGATGCAAATACCAGTCAATGGAATCATTATTTTAAATATGTAAGTTTGAATCGTGCAGTCTACGATATCAAGGACGGCAAAATTAGTCCATGGTTGGTTCTTAATTGTAACACTGGCAGAGACATGTTGGGTCGACTAAATGACGAACAATTAAATATTATATTCGATGTCATGGACCCCGATTATTGGAAGGGCAGATTTAAAAAATATGTATTAGATTTAACTCTTGTCAACGAAGTTGTTAAAGAAGGTAACTTGTAATGCCAGATATTGACATTGACTTTGCAAACAGAGAACAAGCATTAGAATTTTTTGAATATACCACGGCTGTAAGAAAAGACGGTACCGAATTTAAAAAACACAACACAGGAGTTTATTTTACAAGTATCCCTCGCGATGCTAGGTCTAACACTAGTACCATAGACTATAAAGAGGCAGAACAGCGAGGATATTTTAAAGTTGATTTTTTAAATGTGGGAATTTATGAAGGTGTAAAAAACGAAGAACACCTGGTTAAATTAATGAATACGGAGCCTTTATGGGAACTTTTACTAGACGACAGTTTCACGGATTTACTATTCCACGTAAATGGGCATGGGAACTTATTGAGACAGATGAAGCCTTGTTCTATAGAAGAATTGGCAATGTGTCTCGCTTTAATACGCCCAGCAAAGAGGTATCTTGTTGGGAAGACCTGGACAGAGATTGGTCAGGAGATTTGGACGAAACCGACGAATGACGAGTACTACTTTAAGAAGGCCCATGCAGTGGCCTATGCTCAGGCTATCGTAGTACAGATGAATTTAATATGTGACGGACTTGCTCAGGATGTTAGTTAACGCCTGCCCGGCTTAACTAACTGTATCATTTTACGTTTTACTCGTTTAATAGCAATATTGTTTAAGTTGACTGTTGGGCCGAATACTATGTCAACATCCTTGGTACTCATGGTTTTTATAGCGTAACGATAAGGCTCCATTTCAGCCTTCATATAGATAGTTATAGGGATCGTACGGTTGCTTTCCCACCACCATGCTTCTCCTAGAAGTAAAAATTCCCTGCGCTCATCCTCAGTTCGTAAGAGTTCGTAGTCAAATATGCTGGTAACATATTGATCTTGATTTATCACTACTCCTACGTATTCTAGCCCGCCGTAGTGGACCACAGAAATAAACGGGAAATTTGCTCTAATATCTTCTGTTAGTTTTACCATAAATACACTTATAGACTTTTATCCAATGCAAAAAATTTCTTTTTATTTATTACCAAATCGCATTAAGGTTACAACAGATGTGGCAGGATTCAACACGGAGTTAAGACAAGTGTACCAACGAAAAATTAGATTATACAAGGGTATAGACAACACCATAGAGTTTGAAGTAAAAAATGCTGACGGTCGAAAAGACGTAGTTGCCGACTACGAAATCGTGGCTAAGTTTTTCGACAACGAACGAAAAAACGTGTTTACTATAACTGGTTCCCCACTGGCGGGCAAGCCAGGACTCATGGCAATTACTGTGCCGGCAGACACTATTGCTATGTTAGATCCACAGTTGTTGTCCATGGCTGCTTTTTTAAGAAACGACAACGAAGAGCGAATGCTGTACAGCGATGCAGATTTTAATCTAGCACTAACTGTGGAACTAAACAACGGTTATAATGAAATAGATGAATTTATTGAAGAACTAACAGTATTCAGTTGGCAGTTTGATAGAAAGCGATTTATCAGTGAAATTGGAAATTTTGGAACAAAAATCAACGACGACTATAGTACAGCACCTCTACGTGCTATGAGCGTTTCTTACGAAGGCGACTATGAAGATATCATCGAAGTTTATGCAACTAAAGATAAAAGCACAGATCCAATGGGACGTTGGGTACGTTTGGAAGATTGGGACACTCGCATCGAAGAAACTAAAATCTACGAAGGCGACTATCGATTTGTAAGATTCATGCACGGTGGCCCTGGACCAGGCTATGGTGCATTTTTTAATATCACAGTAGTAGATGGTGTATATGAATTGGTTTCTGTTATTAATCGTGGCCAAAATTATCGCCCAGGTGATATAGTCACTATCAAAGGCAGTCGTTTAGGCGGTGATGACGGCATCAATGATTTGAATATTACGATTGGTTCAATAAACGAATATCCATTAGGCTCTATTAATTCCATGTCATTAACTTGGTCTGGAAACGCTACCGGTGACGGATATTACAGAAACGTACAAGCAAGTATAACTAATTCTGCCAGTTCGATTGACAAAATCACAATAAGAAACTAAAATGTTTACATGGATATTGTAGACGTAATCTATTCGTACCTCCCTGCTAAACGTAAACAAACACCCAGTAGTTGGACTAAATTCAACGCGGTTTGCTGTCCGCATAATGGCAGCACATCCGATACTAGATCCCGTGGCGGCATCATTCGAAATTCAGACGGTTGCAGTTATCATTGTTTTAACTGCGGGTTCAAAGCCAGTTATATAAATGGTCGCCATGTAACTCGCAAGATGAGACAACTGTTAGCGTGGCTGGGTGCTCCAGACGATGTAGTTAATAAAATGGCACTGGAAGCACTTCGAATACAACAGGACACTACATTCCTTGAACAGATTAGTTTACCTACATTTGAAGACAAAGAATTACCCAAAGACAGTGTGTTACTAAGTGCTGATTCGGTCAGTGAGCACACAATACCTGCCATTGAATATGTCTACAGCCGAGGGCTTACATTGGATGATTTCAACTTCTATGTCAGCAAGTCCATGCCTGATAGATTGATTATTCCTTTTATATTTGAAAATAGAATAGTCGGTTACACTGCTAGAAAACTCAGTGAAGGTAAGCCAAAATATATCAGCGAACAGACACCTGGTTACGTATTCAACTTAGATGCGCAAACACATATCAAATGGAGTGACGAACGATATGTGTTGATTGTAGAAGGTCCCATGGATGCATTAAGCACAGGCGGTGTTGCTATACTAGGTGCAGAAATCATGGATAAACAAGCCATGTTAATCAACAAATTAGGCATGATACCTGTATTGGTGCCTGACAGGGACACAGACGGATTACGTAGCATCGAGCAAGCACTGACTAACAAATGGAAAGTAAGTTTACCAAACTGGCATTCGGATATCAAAGACGCCAACGATGCTGTGCGTAAATATGGTAGACTATGGACTTTAAAGAGTATCATAGACGGAATCGAAACTAACGAACTAAAAGTAAAATTAAGGATGAAGCAATGGGTTTCTTTAAAATAATAGTAAAATGGTTTGCTGAAAAACGCAAAGAACGTAGACTTAAAAAACGTCTAGAAGAATTACGTAAACGGGATCCTTTTATCTACAAATGATTACATGGGGAATAAGTGCCAATAGTCATGACGCGGCTATTGCAGTTTTTAAAGATCGTCAACTAGTGTATGCCAGTCACAGCGAAAGATACAGTCGTGTCAAAAATGACGGTGACTTAGATCTGGTAATGGTCAATGAACTTAAAAAGAAATGGGGAGAACCAGATCGTGTAGTTTGGTATGAAAAGCCCTATGCTAAAACATTTCGACAGTTTTTTGCTGGACAAGGATGGCGCTGGGGCGAAAACAATATTAAGAAATATCTCAAAAAATTTAATATTACTGCACCCATTACCTATAAATGGCATCACGAAAGTCATGCTGCCGCAGGATTCTACACCAGCGGATTTGAATCAGCAACTGTGGTGGTCATTGATGCCATAGGTGAATTTGAATCCATAAGCATATGGCAGGGACAAGGACGGCAATTAAAAAAACTGTGGAGTCAAAACTTTCCTGACAGTGTAGGATTATGGTACAGTGCCATGACCGACAGGATTGGATTGAAACCCAATGAAGAAGAATACATTCTCATGGGCATGGCGGCTTTAGGAGATCCTCAGAGGCACAGCGGCAACATCATTTCTGATTTTGTAAGTTTTTATCATCCTAGTGAATCAGGAATTCGATTTAAACAAAATTTACACAAAGGGTGTAGAGACTGGCGACCTGAGTTAAACACTGAGCAAGATCGTTATGACATTGCCGCTGGCACACAACATGTCTACGAATTGATACTGCATAAGATTTTACAAGATGCTGTTAGACTAGGCGGAGGTAATGAAAATCTTGTACTCATGGGTGGCTGTGCCCTTAACTGTGTGGCTAATGCTGATGCCTTTACATATTTTAAAAATGTTTGGATCATGCCTAATCCCGGTGACGCTGGCAGTGCAGTAGGAGCAGTGTTGGCAGATTGGCAGGAACATATCGCCTGGCCAGGTGCGTATCTTGGCCACGACATGGGATATCATCATTCCAACAGAGAGATTGTGGATCATTTACTCGCGCACAAGTTTTGTGGATTGGCCAGAGGTCGTGCAGAGTACGGTCCACGAAGTTTAGGTAATCGCAGTTTGATTGCTGATCCCCGAGGACCCGACGTCAAAGCCCTGCTCAACACAATTAAAAAGCGAGAAGAGTTTAGACCTTTTGCTCCCAGCGTGTTGGCAGAACATGCTGATGAAATATTCGAAATGCCCACTAAATTAACGCCCTACATGCAGTATGCAGTCAAATGTCGACGTCCTGATTTGTATCCAGCCATTGTGCATTTCGATAATACCAGCAGAGTCCAAACAGTCACACAAGAAGATAATCCAGAGTTTCATGCATTG